CGTGCGCGCGGACAGGGAGACGCCGCTCGCTGTGCTCAAGACCTTTGACGCCGCCGCGCAGATCGCTCCGCCGGAGGTGCGCCGCCGCCCGCGCTACGCTCGCCGCTCGGGACAGCGCCGATCCCGGCTACGCTCCTGCCGTGTGGGCGGCGCTTCACCCCGTCGCGCGGGGGGAGCCGGTGAGCGCCGCGCTGCTTCGCTCGCTCGCGGGCAGCTCAGCCCCCGGCGCGGCGTGGGCGCAGGGGATCGTCGATGCGCCCGCCGAGTAAGCAGCCCCCGATCCCGCCGACGCAGATCGCGGGCAAGCTCGCCGAGTTGCTCAAGGCGCGGCGCCTGCGCACGATGGCGGAGCTTCGGCGGCAGAACGTGCCCTTGCGCGGTCGCGACGCCGCCGGGGTTCTCGCCGCTGAGAGCGCGGCGATCCGTCGGCTCGGGATTGACCTCGCGCGGCACGGGGTCTTGCAGGCGGTCAGGCAGTCGCCAGTCTTCTCGGCGCCCGTGCCTGGCAACGCTCAAGGCATGTTCAAGTCCGCCGTTGACCTGTGGGTGGCGGACACGGAGGCGCTCTTCGTGTCGTCGTCGGCGGACCTCGTGCGTGAGGCTAACGCCCTCGTCTTGGCAGGCCGGGCAAGCGGCAAGACCAACGCTGAGATCGGCGCCGAGATTGCGCAGCGCCTCCAAGTCGCCGAGCGCCGGGCGAAGTTCATCGCCGAGCAGCAGGCGGACATGCTCGCCGCCCGCGCGCTTGAGCTGCGCCACCAAGCCGCCGGGGTCACGGAGTTCATATGGAACACGCAGCGCGACTCCATCGTCCGCGCTGAGCATCGAGCGTGGCACGGGAAGAAGTTCAGGTACAGCGCGCCGCCCGATGGCACCCTCCCCGGCATCCCGCCGCGGTGTCGCTGCTTCGCCGTGCCGGTGATCCCGGACTACCTGCCGACGATCGGCGAGACGCGGGTGTTTGACCCCCGCTCCGACCCGACACCGCTCGGCGCGGACCCGCTCGGATGGTTGCAGTAGTCAACCCCCCTTGACGATATCCCCCGCAGAGGCTACCCCGCGATCATGCGTACCCGCGACGATCTCCCCGCGATCGGCACAGCCCGCCGCCACCCGGCGACAGGCGCGATCGTGTGTTGGGCGGTCGGCGCCGTCGTCGGGGTCTATGACTACCCGGAGCGGGGCTACCGGGCGGCGGGGCTGCCGGAGACGCTCAGCGAGCAGGCGAGTCTCGACACCCTGCCCGGCGCGGTGCTCACCCTGCGCCACGCTGAGCAGGACATCAGCCCCGACACCTATCAGGAGGTGACGCAGGGCGCGGTCTTCGCCGGACACTACGACGAGCGCGAGAAGGGCATCGTCTTCCCCGTCGCCATCAACGGCGCCGACGCCCTCGCCGCGATCCGGGCGGGCGCTCGGCACCTCTCGATGGGCTACCTCCACGATCCGCCGCGCGAAGAGCCGGGGGAGTTGGACGGGCAAGCCTACGACGTGGTGCAGACCGGGCGCCGTTACTTCGAGGTGGCGCTCCTGCCCGCCGACCAAACCCCGCGCGGCGGACCTCGCTGCCGCCTGCTCATCGATCGCACGGTCGATGCGCTTCCCCCAACCCAACCGGCGGAGACGCCCGGAGGATCGATGGACCCCGCAGAGAAGATCAAAGAGCTTGAGGCGAAGCTCGCCGAGATGGCGACCCGCCTGCAAGAGAGCGAAGCGATCCGCATGACGCAGGCTTCCGCGATGGAAGACATGCAGAAGAAGATGGACGCCGCCGAGATCGGCGCCGCTGGTCCCGAGATCGAGGCCGTCGCCGCCGACATGGGCGTCGCCAAAGCCGCCGACGCGGCCGCGACCCTCGACGCGCTGACCGCTCACCTCAAGATGAGCGCCAAGGGCAAAGACGCCCTCCCGACGATCCGGGTGCTCGCCGCCGCCAAGTCTCGCGACGCCAAGCCGCCCGCGCCCAAGTTCAACACCCCGCCGGAGCAGCAGAAGACCGGCGACGCCACCCCCGCCGACCCCGACAAGGAGGTCTGAGACCATGCCTTCCCAATCCCCCGTCAGCTACAGCGGCGGACAGGCGCGCCCCGGCGACGTGCTTAGCCGTCTCGCGCTCGCGCTCCCCTGCGCCAACGCCGCGCCGCTCCGCGCCGAGGTCCAGACCCTCACCTTCGGCGGCACCTCGGAGACGAGCTACTCGCCGACCTACCCGCGCCCCGATGGGCGCACGGCGACGATCCTCTACACCCCGACCGCCGCCGACTCCTCGACGACCCTCCGCGCCGCGTCCTTCGCCGCGTTGATCAACAGTCACCCCGATCACTCCATCGTCTTCGAGGCGACCTCCGCCGCCGCCGTCGTGACGATGACCAACCGGGTCAAGGGTCGGTCCAACACCTTGACGGGTGTGACCGAGTTGACCGCCGCGACCGGGACCGCCGCGACCTCGCCGAGCAACCTGCGCCCGGGGCGACTCGTCGTGCTCGCCTCGCTGCTCGCCGCCGCGTCGCGTGGGCAGAACGTCGTCGGCGCGCAGAACGGGTCCGCCGTCAAGCACCCGGCGCTCGCTGACTTCTCGGCGATGGGCGCGACGATCACGCTCGCCTCCATCGTCAGCGGCGAGACCGTTCATCTTGAGGTGGAGACCGAAGAGGGCAAATTCACCGTCTCGCAGACCTTCGCGACCGACGTGGACACCACCGCGTCGCGCTTGCAGGCGAAGCTCGACGCCAAGCTCACCGCCCAGGTCAGCAGCGCCACGAACCGATGGATCCGGGCGACCGTCGCGACCTCCGTGATCACGATCACCACGCAGACCCTTGACCTCGGCGCGTGGTTCTCCGTCGTCGCCAACGTCGAGGGCGCCGCCGCCACGACCGGAACCGCGACCGTGGCTTACACGACCGCAGAGAGCGGCGCGTCGGCGGTGCGCAAGGCGCTGCTCGGGGTCGCGTCCAACGCAGGTAGCGAGTTCGCCATCGACTCGCAGACCGAGATCCTCCCCCCGTATCGCCCCGTCCACGTCGAGCAGCAAGCCGACGTGTGGGTGGCGTCCACGGCGGCGGTCACCACGGCGAGCGCGGTCTACGTCGGCACGGCGTCGGGTGAGGAGGGCCTCCTCTACACCTCCTCCGGCTCGGGTCGGCGCAAGCTCGCCGCGTCTCAGGTCCGCTGGCTCGCCTCCGAGGCTACCTCCACCTTCATCCCCGGCAACGGCGCGCAGCTCGCGCGCGTTAGCCTCTGAGGTCTGCGATGTTCACCACCTCTCTCCCCGCTGACGTTCAAGAGCGCCTCGGACCGTCGCTGTCCTTGGCGATGGACTCCTTCCGGGCGCAGCACCCCGGCAAGGATTGGTACAAAGACTGCGACGCCGCCGAGCGCGTGATCCGCATGAACGCTTGGAGCCTCGCTCGGGACATGCGCCCCGACAAGCTCCTCGACTCCGAGAAGGCGTCCTACGAGGCTGGGCTTCGCGCCGCCGCCAAGGCGGGCAGTCTCAAGGGGCTTGACGCCAACCTCGCCTCCAAGATGGGCGAGTACGCCAAGGCGAGCCGCGACGCGCTGCGCACGAGCCGCGACTCCACGCCGAACGTCGGCGCTCAGGGTGTGCAGGGTCACGCGCAGACGCAGATCCTCGCCGCCGTGCCCAACTTCGAGCACCTCGCCCCGCGGTTCAACGCCGCGATCGACATCGGCGCCGACACCCAAGAGTTCTACCGCATCGAGCGGACGGGCGCCGGGGTGTGGGCTGACGACGAGAGCGCGCAGGCGGGCGAGGTTCGCCTCTCCAGCAAGGGCGACTCCCGCCGGGTGTCGTTCAACCTGCTCAACCTGTCCAGCGGCTTCCGCGATCAGGCGCGGGCAGCTCGCCAGGGCTTCAACCTGGAGCAGATGCTCCGCGAGGCGGCCGATCAAGCTATCGCCGTGGACATGACGCAGGTGGTCTTCGGCGGTCAGGACGCGCTCGGGTGGCCGTCGCTCTTGGCGCAGGGTTCGTCTCTGTCCAGCGTGACGACCGACCTCGCCGCCGCGTCGCCGCCGACCGCTGCCGTCGTCGTCGGCGCCATCCTCGACGCCTGCGCCGCCGTGCGTGAGCGCGGTCGTGAGGTGATCAAGCCGAACCGCGTCGGCATGGGCCCGGCGCTGTACTCTTGGCTCCTCAAGACCGAGTACGGTTCGGGCAACGGGAAGACCGCCCTTGAGTGGCTTATGACGCAGCTCGCCTTGCGCGGGCTCAGCGGCGACGCGATCCGCGAGATCGACGAGCTTGACGACCCCGTGAACAGCAAGACCCGCGCGGTGTTCACCTTCGCCGACGGCGACGCGGGCGGCTCCGGCGTGTTCACGATCGCCAACCGCTCGCCGATCATCGTGCCGTGGCAGGACAACCGCTCGCGGACCATGCTGATCACCCCCTGCGCGGGTGTGTATGGGCGCTACTCGACGGCCATCGCCTCGGCGGTGTTCACCCACAGCAAACTCGCGGCCAAGTCCTGATGCTCACTCCCGCTCAGGTTCGTAGCGCGTGGCCCCTCGTGGCCGACGCGTCAGACGCTCAACTCAGCGTGGCGCTTGCCAACGCTCAGACGGTCGTCGCTGTGGACCTGAGCGCGGAGCAGTACGACGACGCGCTCGGCGCCGTCGCGGCTCACTTCGCTCGTCTCCGCTTGGAGGCGGGCGGATCTGTGCCTTCATCGTCGGCGGGTAAGGTGAGGTCAGCGTCCTTCGCTAACCACTCCGTAAGCCTCGCCGACACGCAAGCCGACGCGGCGAGCGCCTTCGAGGCGTCTATGCGCCGCACCGCGCCCGGCATCCACTACCTCGACACCTACGGCGGACAGAACGCCGGGCTCCCCCTCTACGTCGGAGGCGCCGTATGTCTCTGACCGCCAAACAGTTCGCCGCCGCCATGCGGCAAGCCCCGCTCAAGGTCCGCGCCGCCGCCGCTCAGGTCGTCGTGCAGACCGCCTTGGTGGCAGAGTCGGAGGTGCGGATCAATCTCGGCGGGCGCGTGCTGCAACGGCGCTCAGGTGAACTCGCGCGCTCCGTGCGCTCTGAACTTCGCGGCTCCGGGGCTAAGACCGTCGCGCGTCTCATCGTCGGCGGGCGCGGTGTCGTCTATGCCCGCATCCACGAAGAGGGCGGCGACGTAGAGGCGAAGCGCGCCCCGTACCTGCACTTCAAACTCCCCGGCGGTCAGTGGGTGCGCACCAAGCGGGTCAAGATCCCCGCGCGCCCCTTCCTCGCCCCCGCCGCCGACGTGGCTCAGAAGTTCATGCTGCGCCGCCTCCCCGCCGCCGTCGCCGACGCGATCAAGGGTGAGACGTGAGCGCGCGCTTTCCCTTCCTTCGCGACGCCATCGCCGGGCAGATCGCCGCGCTTGCCGCGTACAACGCCACGGATCAGGTAGTCATCGGCTCCGACGAGATCCCCGCGGTCTATCCGGGGTGGCGCGTCACGATGGCGACCGGCAACGGGGCGCCGATCACCTACAACAAGGGCTCCCTTGAGGTACTCGTCTACGTCCAACTGTTCCTCGGCGACTTCACCGGGACGCAGAAGGCGCGCCAGAACCTCATCATGGGGCACATCGAAGCGGTCTGCTCCGTGTCGGTGACCGGTCAGACCCCTCTCACCCAGCGCGTCGCCACGCTCGCCGCTGCCGCCGACCCCGTCGTCTCGCCGCGGGGGTGGAATCCCTCTTGGGATCTTGAGCCCCTCGACGTTCACGACGATCCCCGCGTCGAAGCCGCCGATCTTCCCGACGCGCAGATTGCCTTCCGAGTTCGCTACACCCTTCCCTGAGAGGTTCCTATGGGCTCATCCATTCGCGCGAACGGCCTCGCCGTCATGCTCGGCGACGGGTCAAGCGTCACGCCTACCTGCTTCATCGACCCCCTGCCGGGCTCGCTGAGCGTTGACGCGGCGTACGCCTATGAGCAGCGCGAGGGCTACGCCGCCGCCAAGGGGATGCAGACGCACCCACGCGACCTGCTCACCGCCGCCTTCGCCGTGCCCTTTCAGTCCTATGTCTACTACGACGGGCTCGGGATCCTCTTCAAGTCCGCGCTTGGCGCCGCCGGGACGGCCGGCCCGTCCGGCTCCGACTACACGCACACCTATGAGCGCGCCAACGACCCCGCCGCTACCACCGTCGAGGTGGTCTACTCCGACGACCTCGCGAACTCGCGCACCATGACCGGCGCCCGCTGCGCTTCGTGGACCATCGAGTGCCCGCTCAACGACCGCGTCACGATGTCGCTCAACTACCTTGGGCTCAACCTCGCCGCCGAGACGACGCACACGGCGCTCTCTGACCGGACCGACCGCGTGATCGTCCACACGAACGAGTGCACCACCCTGACCTTTAACGGCGTTGACCTCTTGGCGACCGGCACCGTGCGCGGTCTGACGATCACCGGGGAGAACGCCCTTGAGGCGCGCTACGGGTTCGGGTCCGCCAAGCCCAACGCCATCTATGGTACGTCGAGCGGGACGATCACCGCGACCCTCACGGTTCACGTCGATAGCGACACCTACAACGACTACCGCAACGCACACGAGGCGGGCACCGAGTTCTCGGTGGTGACCACGTTCACCGCGGCGAGCGGGGAGACGCTGACGATCACCCTGCGAGGCGCCATCGTCGGGGAGCCCGCCGAGCCCGTCGGCGCTGACCGGGGGGCGATCGAGCTCTCCATCAACCTCAAGTGCCGACAGACCGCAAGCGCCGACGCGATCACGATCGTCGTCGTCAATGAGAAGACCACCGCCGTCGTCAACTGAGGTCGCCCATGCTCCGCCGCCCCGCTGCGCCCACGTTGATCCCCCTCCGGCTCGTCATCGACGGCGCCGAGTCCACGGTCTACCTCCGCCCCCCAAACGCCGACGACCTCGCCGGGCTCCCCGCCGGGATCAAGGCGAGTCTGCTTCCTGACGCCGCCGTTGCTGCCTCCGTCGAGGCGGAGCCCGTCGCCGACAAGGGCAAGCCCGGAGCCCTTGAGCGCGCCGCAGACTCGGCGCTGCGCCGGTTTCAACCGCAGATCGGCGCCGTGCTCGCCGACCCCGCGAAACTCACCGGGCTCGTCTCGGAGGCGTTCGGCGCGCTGACCGCTCGCAGTCTCGCCGCCGCTCAGGATGAAGACGCCGCCGCGCGTCACCTCCTCGTCAGGTGCGTGCAGGCGCAGGACGATCACGAGGGGCGGCAGGTGCCACTCCGGCTCGTCACCCTCGCTGCCGACGAGGACGCGGACCCCCTGGGGTGCTTTTGGGTTGGTCGGCTCCCTTCTCTCCGCGCGCTGTGGCCTGCGCTTCGGGAGGTCATCGTCAAGGGGACGCCCTCCTTTCGGCCGTGAGGTCTTCGCCCTCGCTCACACGATGGCGCGCTGCTACGGCGTGCGCCCGTCCACGCTCCTCCAAGGCGACCCCGTAGCCTTCGCCCTCGACCTGCGAGCCTTTGAGGCGGGCGGCGGGGATCCTCTCAACCAGGGCGTTGACGCCCTCCTCAAGAGCCTGGCGAAGTCATGGCAGACGGATCCGTCAGCACCCGGTTCTCAGTCGAAGACGGCGCAAGCGGTCCGCTTGAGGATATCGCCGTCGAGGCGGAGCGGGTCGCCGCTGAACTTGAGCAGGCAGAGGCGCAGACCTCCGCCGCCAACGCCGCCCTCCGCGTGCAGAAGCGCGCCGCCGAAGATGCCGCGTTCGCGCTCAAAGAGTTGAGTCTCTCCGGCAAGGCAACAAAGACAGAGATCACCGCCGCCAAGCAAGCGAGCCTCGACGCCGCGAAGGCGCTGCTCACCGCTCGCCGCGCCGCCGACGACGCCAACGCCGGACTCAAGGCGGTGCAGGCGCAGGCGAAGGGACTCGCCGTCCAAGCCGCCGCCGCCGGGAACGCCGCCGGAGACGCCGCGAAGCAGATCGCCGCCACGGGCAAGGCTGCCTCCTCTGCCAAGGCGCCAACCGTG